TGATGATAATGAGATTTGGATATACTGGGACCAGTGCAGTGATGTGAGAGAGTTAATACAAACTTGCATACACGAATGGACTCACCAATTACAACCAATTAGAACAAAATATTATAAATACCCTGGCTCATATAGTCGAAATCCGTATGAGAGGGCAGCAAGACGAAACGAAGAGAAGTACACAAAAGAATGTTGGACACATATTAAAAAACAAATAAGAAAATGGAATACGCAATAAAGAAACTGAAACAAGACGAGGTAGTATTAATGAAGAAAATTAAAGGGTTGCAAGATGGCAAACCGAAGTGGGCAGCAAGTGCACAACTTGATGAGATTAGAACCGCTATTAAATTGTTAGAGAGGTATAACGATATAACAGAGCAGGACTTGGAGGATGAGGATGAGTATCTAAAACAGGTATTCGAAATGAGTCCCGCAAAAGCACAAGCATAAGCCGGACAATCTTAATAAAAATAAATTCAGTTAAATATATAGTATGAGTAATAGTAGTATACAAGATATAGTACATAGTATAGACATAGAGAAGTATAATAGTATAGAGAGTGAGAGAGAGAAAGTAATGCAAGATGCAGAATTTCAAAAGTGGTGTAGTGAATTAAGAATAGGTAGCAGAGTAGAAGTGAAAGATTATCGTGCAACCGAACTCATGCAACAATATACAAACTATCCTAAGTGGGTAGCAAGTTTCTTTTAAAAAGAATATGGTTTGTTTGATTCATAGGTTTGTTTATTTATTTTAATTACAAAGAAAGCTCCCGATAAGGGATGACCCGATAGCAGATAAAAGAGCTATCGGGTTCTTTGTGCTCTCTCGTGCAAGTAGTGTGTTGGTCGAGTTTCATGTAGCTCGGCGATTACGAGCAAGCAAAATACGGGTCGGATACGTGCGAATACCGGGGTCATATTTTTTCCCTATACGAGTTATTTTGACATATGAGTTGACACTCACATCTGACAATTAAAGGAATTTTATTTAGTTAAGGTATATTTATAGGTGTATGAAACTTAAAGAATTATTATTAAAGGTATACGAAGGACATTGTGAAAGACTTCCCGATGAGAGCGATGAAGATTACCTTACAAGATGTGGTAATCAACAATTCAATCCGATAGGTTCAGTAACAGATAGAAGTAATGTACCTCTTGCAATGAAAAAGAAAATAGTTGTTCCTATACCCATTAAAAAGAAATAATATGTTAAAAGAAGAAGTCTTTGATAGAGCAGCACAAGAGTTTGGTACATCCATCGGAGTTGCAAAGATATACAAAGTCCAACCTTTGGGTGAGTATAAGGAAGAAATTAAAGATGATACGGCATTTAACAAATATGAAAGGGAACTACAAATCAATTATATCATAGTAGATGCAGTTGACTTAGGTTTGTATAAAGAACTACAAAGAACTATATACGATATAAGAGTAAATCGTAAGTCAGCAATCAAAGATGAATTAAGATTATATAGAAAGGCATTTAAAGAAATAACGAAAGACTTAGATTACATAGATGAGTATTAAACAAATAAATCAAAATCCGGAAAGGTATATAAACGAAGGTGCACAATGGAAGATTTCTGCATCTCCTGCAATCAAACCTATCTATTTACCTATTGGTATACCACTTAATAATCTTAAGCCCGTTATTAAAGGAAATGGTATTGTAGTAAAGATAGGTGAAAATTATCTATGTTCAACACAAACCCTTAATGATATAAAAGATTCAAAGAACCCACACTATGATATTGTAGAGAATGGCAAGTTAAAGGTTAAAGATAAGGAAGTAGTAATAGGTAAAACAATTAAGCTTATAGAATTAGATATAACCAAGCTACAAGGGATTATAACAGGTAGAGAACTACAAAATAGACAGGCAGGTGTTACGGATGTATCTTATATCAATGATGTAGATGGTGGAGTAGTAGAAGGCATACCAAAGAAGTTAATCGAACAAATCAATTATACATTAGATAGTATGAGTGAAAGACCTGCCGATAAATTTGAGGTGGTAGACTACTTTAAAATGGTAGATACAAAGAATAACCCTAATGCGGCCCACTATACTATTAAACCTATAAGAGTAATAACCGACCAACAAAAAACCATTTTTGACCCAAAACGACTACAAACCTTCATTATAGAGTTAGATGCTCAATTAAAACTATTAAGAAAGGATTTCAATTTAATTCAAGATACATTCTTTGATGGTGTAATACCTATACCTAATACATCAGGATTGATTATAGAGAATATCATTGCAAAGACTGATGAAGATGACTTAGCTTCTAATCATAGAGTAAGAATTAGAGAATCATCTGATTTAATTGCAGTCGAACCTACACCTGTTTCTACTACCAATGAAGAGATTGAAAAACTTAAACAAGAAATTGTAACCGGTACATCAAGTCAACAAATTACAACTCCACCCGTAATTAAAGATTATCGAGTAAAAAGAAAAAGGGATGGTAAAGCTAATGGAATGGGGGTTATTAATACACCTGATATCAAAACTTTTACCAAGTCCGGAGAAAGGTTGAGTCCGAAATCAATTCGTGTAATAAAAGAAGGTTCAATATTTTCCGGCTATGAATTTAAAAAAGTATTTAACGGAAAGTATACTCTATGGGCTTTACAAACTGACCCCGATGTACCACCAAAAGAATGGGCATATCAAGGTCCTGGTGATGAAGTAGAACTGATTCAATAAATTTCTTAAATCCATATTTATTTTAAAGTTATACTATGAACAAACTAAAGTTACTAACTGAATCCACAATTAAGTGGATGGAACACATCGGAGTAGTGATGCGAATGATTGCATTTGGTACTCTTTCTATTATGGGACCTGATACTCCTTTTCTTTATATGTGGATATGGAATACTATTGATGCTGTCATTTTAACCTATGCTGCATGGGAGAGAGGGAATAAGGCATACATTATCCTAAATGCATTTTGGTTAATAGTAGGTGTTGTGGGTATCTATACATCAATTTACGGAAATGGTATCACTCATTAAAACCATATCAAATATAGTTACGGTTATAATCCTTTCCCCAATACTTTTGGTTGCTGCCTGTGGGTTTATATTATATTGGGTGTGTAAGTTTCCATTTTGGTATCACAATCGTAAAAAACGACTTAAAATGGGTAAATAATGGATATTGCCGTTTATTGTGGTAAATGGATATTACCGGCTAAAAATGGTACCCGTTATCTTGATAAGATTTTTACTCCTAAAACTCAAGGAAATTTACAAGATTTATTAAGTGATACTTTAAATGGTAATGAATTTAAAAGTAAATATGTTATCTATTCAGAAGACTTATATTTTTTAAGTGAAACCAATGTTACTCATTTATTTCTAAGAGACCCATATTCACAATTGTATTCTGCCATCTATACCGATTTATGGGGTCATACATCACTTAAAGATAAAAAAATTGGTTTATCAAAAGAAAATACAAATTTATTAAAATCAATATATTCATACACTTCTAATGGTACCGGTCATTGGGTTTGTGATTTATATCAATCTTTATTTTGGTTATTAAAAAAGAAACCTGATATCATTGTATTACCCCTTTCCGAATTGACATCGTTTATGGAATCAATTGGGTATAAAGAAAAATACAACCCAACGGATTATAATTTCAAAAATTTGCAACATGATGAGAATTTTCATCAATTAAATAACATATCTCGTAAAGAAGTAATAGATTGGTTAAAATTGTACCATCCACATATTTGGAACAATATTATCGAACTATTACAAAAAGATATTCCATATTATAATAGAATAATTAAAGGTGATTTTAAAATGGATTTACCTAAAATTAAAAAACTATCAATAGAAGATACAAAAAATATTCTTTTTCCGGCCAACTCCAAAAAATTTCTTTAAAAAACGACTTTGCCCCCCAACCCCCGCCCCTATGTTATTATATGTAAAAAAAAAATTAAAAGATGGTGAAATTTTAATTAAAAAAGATTATAATTATATTTATAGACAAATAAACAAAACAATATGAGAGCAGTTATCATAGGAACTGATTTTATGAGAGATACCGATGGTTCTTTCAAAGCAATAGAAACAAATACAGGAGTTGGATTGGAAGTTAATACAATAAAGTATATAGATACTGGTTCTATTACAGAATTTGTATTAAATAATAATTTCGAAGAATTACATTTCATCTATTCATTATCAAATATAGTAGTAAGTACATTAGAAAATCCAGATGATGATGATATGAATTTAGCATCGGATAATTTAGCAACTTTTTTATCATCTTCTATTTGTTTACCAAATAATATTGAATATGTACCACATTTAGTAGATGTAAATTCAATAACTATACCATTTATAGAAGATACGGATAATAAATTAATTATTAGAGTATCATATGATACCACCGCTTTAATTGATGATACATATGCAAAAGATAACTGGGAATTTTTAAAATTAATGTATGATAATGACCCAAATTCTATTCCAAAATGTTACATAAACGATGATGAATTTGGAATCGATAGTATCGGTATAACATTACGAGATAATGGAAATCATCCTAACTATTGTATTAAAAAAAGAATTACACCTTCGGATAATAAAGTGTATCCTACATTATATAAAATTAATACATTAGAACAATTAGAAGAAATTAAATCTAATTTGGAAGTTGATGAATATATCCAAGAATACATATACAATACTGATGAATTGATGTATGGTAAAAGTTTCCATTATAGAAGTGTAGATTTAGTATATGGTTCAGAATTAAATTCTTTAAATCTATACACATATCAAAAAACAAATTTATTACCAATTGTAGAAAATTGTGATTTTGATAATAATAATAAAATTCAATCATGGGATAGACCAAGATATCTTAGTAAAGTCCTAAATGGACAACAAGATATTTCAGTTAAATTAGATGCAGATGAAACTACTCAAATAGTAATGCCTGATAATACTATTAAAAGTGCAGAAGAATTAAATGTAAATGATATAGTTAAATCAATAGGATTGGGAAATATACAAGTAGATTCAACATCAGCTTCAGCCAGTTTTTCTGAATTTTCTGAAAATTATTATATAACATCATCCAAATTAATTACAAAAGATACATTTGAATATTATGGGCCGATTATTTCTATTGAATTAGACAATGGTTCTAAATTTTCAGATGTAACTCATGGAAGAATTTTTAAAGTTGAAGAATCTTATGTAAAACTTTGTAATTACGAAAATTTAGAAATTGGTGATACTTTGATTTTAATAAATAATGAAAATAATGCAATTGAAACAAAGATAGTACAAAATATTGAATATTCATTCGAAACATTAACTGCATATAGAATTGACATAGAAGAATCGGATGTATTTCTTTCAATGGAAGAAACTGAAAATCAATCTATTTACGCTATTTTAACACATAATTACAATTACGATTGCCAATTAATTACATGTCAAGCGGGCTTTAGTCAATACATTGGAGTTTCAGGGTTTAGATGTGAAGATAATTCATTCGGCCCATTTGGCCCACAATCAGCATTTGGATGTGGCCAATCACAACCTGCTTGTAAAAGAGTAGATGGTCCAGTGAATGCTGATGCAACTTACAATGGCTCTCCGGCCGCTTGGGCCGTAGGTCAACCTTATCAATTTTATTTACAATGTGAAACTATGGGGGTTTATACTAGTTGCAACGGACTTTTACCAACAGCCTCCGTGACCAGAAATCAATATTGTAATGGACAAAAACCATCAGATGTTCAATTGAAAAAAAATATAGCATACTCACATACTCTACCAAGAGGATTGAAAATATATACTTTTGAATTTATAGATGAATTTGTTCAAATCCAAAAAGAATTTAATAATGATGATTATAGTGGAAAATGGCAAGGAGTTTTAGCACAAGAATTAATAGATACCAACTATGAAGATTGTATTAATTTAAGAGAAGATGGTTATTTTGAAGTAAATTATACAAAATTAAATTTAGAATTAAAAAAAATAAAATAAAATGGCAACAGAAAACAATAAAAATATAAAATATCCTACAAAATTTCATGTAAGACAACAATGTAATAAAGTAACGGATAGTGATAAAAAAAATACAATAAAATCAATTATTGAAGGATTTTTAACTGCAGTTAAAATAAAACATTCTTAATTTATATTTTATAAAAGTTATGGAAATTGGGTTGAAACAAATAATAAGTGGTTTAGTAAAAAACCCATCTAAAATTGTAGATATTGCAGAAGCATGGATTATTGCAAAAAATCCATCAAAGGAACAAAAAAATCTAGCAGAAGCAAGGTGGAATGTATGTATACAATGTCCCGAATTTAGAGAAAAAAGAATTGTAACCGGAGAACCATATTGTAATGATTGTGGATGTCCTTTAAATAAAAAAATATTTACAAATATATTTAACGAATGTCCATTGAAAAAATGGAAAGATGTAGATGATTTATTATTTCATCTAACACAAAAACAACAAAAGTCAACAATATAATAATATTAATTATTTATTTATTTTTATAAAAAAGTTATGTTTAAATATACTACATTAGAATCATTTCTAACACCATCCGAATGTGAAGAAATATTAAATTATTCTTTAAAAAATTTATACCTTTCAAGGGGTAAAGTTTTTGCTGAAAAACATTTGACCCAAGAAATTAGAAAATCAAGTGTTGCGTTTTTAGATTGTAATATTATTTTTCCAAAAATTGTAGAAAAATTAGAAAAGCAATTAATTAATCGAATTAAAGTAAAAGGATATGAAGTAGACTTTGAAAATGTCAGATATCAATTTACTGAATATAAAACAGGAGAATTCTATGAATGGCATACTGATAGTGATGACTTACTAAACAATAGATATTGTTCAATTGTATTACAACTTACGGATGAATATACAGGTGGAGAATTGGAATTAATAGATGAAAAAGAAATTGTTAAATTTAAAAATGGCAAAGGTAATTTATTTATATTTCTATCCAAATTAAAACATAGGGTTACCAAAATTGAAAGTGGAAATAGATATTCATTAGTAACATGGTTTAAACTGAAACCCATACAGAATTATAGTAAAAGCTTAATATAATGAAATTTTATATTCATCATTATTATTCAATTTCATTATTTTACAAATTATTTCACAAAACAACTAATAGGGTTTATAAACTAACTAATAATATTGGTAGTATTTATTGTAATTATGGTGAATCTAATTTAGAATTGGTATTTGACCCAATTATCAACGATAATACAGACGGACATCATATATTGGATTTTCTAACTTGTTTAGAACAAATCAATGTAGATGAGAAACTTAAAAATATTGATTGTATAAATCGTAAAGAAGGTGATACTGCACATAGAGGTAAATGGGGTGCTGAATTCGGAATCAATGATATTCCAATAATGAAATGGATTGCGGAAACATTAGAAAAAAAATCAAATTGGTTTATATTTTTACTTAGAACGGAGAAATCTATAATTAAATATGATGGTATAAATTATCCAAATGTTATGAATTTGGAAGTTCAAATTGATAGATTAAAAAATCATTATATAGTATCGGATAATGTAATTTTTAATAATTTAATAAAAAATAAATACCCAAATCATTTTTTTTGTTTAACTAATACGATATATCAATGGAATGAATTATTATCAATTCGTTGGTATTATGAATTTAAAAACATATTTGAAAAATTAAATCAACCCTATGATTTATGTTTTTCAATGCGTTATCATAAGAGAAATAGAACCGATATAATAAACGGACTTGCAAAATTAAATGATGATAGAATATATCTTTCAAGAGTAGATAATTGTAAGAATAAAGAATTCAATATGTATTCAAACCAATTGGAAAAAAATATAAATTATAATATAACAAATGGTGAGGACTTTGATGATTTAAATTGGATTGAGAATATAGAACATTATTTAGATTATTTAATGCGTATTTTACCTATGGCTAAAATGCATGTACTTTCCGAAACTTGGGATTGGAAACAAGGTGATTATACATCCAATTATTTATCAGAAAAAACTTATGGATTTCTACTTGCTAAAATTCCATTTATACCAACCCATCAATATCCTTTAGAAATAATACAATATATATTAAATGTTGAACCACATCCATTTTATGATGAAATAAAAGTAATAAACGGAAATACAGAAAAATTTGTAGAATTTGTAAAAAACTTTATGAAAAATTTTGAAATTAATAAAAATTTATGTATATTGTGGGTAGATAAATGTCACAATATATTAATGAATAAAATAAATAACGAAAATACATTTTTAAATAATTTTATAAATAATAAATTTATTATTCAGAATGCAGAAAAAAATACTAAAAAAATATTATAATGAAAATGATAGTATTGGGTGGTGGTACTGCTGGTTGGTTAACTGCTTTATTTATAAAAAGATTTTTCAAAAAATCCGAAGTTACTTTAATTGAAAGTGATAAAATTGGAATATTAGGTGCAGGTGAAGGTTCTACTCCGAATTTTCCTTATATAATTAAAAAATTGAATATAAATGAAAATGATTTTTTAATTCATACAAAATCTACGATTAAAGAAGGTATTGATTTTATAAATTGGAAAGGAGATAGTAGTAAATATTTACATGATTTTGATGGTAAGTATGGTTATCATTTTGATGCAATAAAAGTGGCAGCGTATTTCAAAAAAATTGCAATAAGTAGAGGAATACACCATATTATCGGTGATGTTACTTCTTTTAAAAAATATAAAGATACTATATCTGAATTATCTTTAGAAGATGATACAAAAATTAATATTGATTTTATCTTTGATTGTTCCGGATTTTATAGAAGAGTTTTGGGAAAAGAATTAAATGCAGAATGGATTGATACTACTGAATATTTAACAGTTGATAGTGCTATACCATTTTTTTTACCAATGAAAGATGATTTAAATATTACAAGTATTACAAGAACGAATGCAATTGCAATGAAATATGGTTGGATGTGGCAAATACCTTTACAACATAGATGGGGATGTGGATATGTATTTGATAGTAGATATATAAACTCTGAGGAGGCAAAGGAAGAAGTTGAAAAATATTTAGGTCATATAATTGAATCACCTAGAACAATTAAATTTGAATCAGGATATTATAAAGATGTATGGATTGGAAATTGTATTGCAATTGGATTAAGTTCTTCATTCTTCGAACCATTGGAAGCTACTTCTTTGATGGGTGTAATAAATCAATTATTTTTTTTAATATATGATAAATATGGTTTACAAAATGTAAAAAATAGAAATAATTATAATAGGTTGATGGAGGATAAAAACAAAGAAATATTGGCATTTATAAGACATCATTATATATCCGATAAAAAGGATACCAAATTTTGGAAAGATATAGAAAATAATAAAATATTAGATAAAATGATTGATTGTTATGATGCTAATGGATATTTAATTGATTTAAATCAAGATAATATTTTTAAAGAATCTTCCAAAACGAAAGAATTTATTTTTAGTTATAAATCTTACAAGATAGTAGAAAATGGTAATAGGATTAAAAAATTTAAAAACTTAATATAATGTTAATAAACAATGAATTTGTATTTTTACCAATACCAAAAAACGCATCAACTAGTATTTTATATTCAATAATAAAATGGAATATTCCTTTTGATTTCGGACATGATGGATATAATAAATGGATGGAATCTGGAGCAAAAGAATTTAAAACTTTTTTACATCAACATTTTTTAATTAGTTTTTATAAAAAAACATTTCCAGAAAAAAAAATAATAGGAATAAAAAGGGATGCATCTAGTAGATTTATATCTGCATTAAAATTTATGGTAGCTCAATGTAAAATACATAACGTTAATGTAAAATATGATTTTGAAAATTTATCAGAAGATGAGATTATAGAAATATTTTCAAATATATTTTTTGAATTAAATGAATTTACTTTTTATACGGCAAATGAAACTCACCCACATTACAATCCAGTATTTAGAGATATTACTAAAAAATATATTAGTGATGATGCAAATTTTAATTTAATATGGTTATTAAATTTTACATCTCAATATTATTGGGGTTTGAGTGAATGTGATATAATATTTGATATCAAAAATTTAAATGAATTTGAATCGTTAATAAAAAATATTAAACCAAATTTTAATTTAATAAAAGCTAATTCAGCAGAGGAAGTTATATTTTTAAATGTAAATAAATCTGAAAAATTACTACATTTTGTAAATGATTTTATAGATTACAAATGGATACCAAAAACTTAAATAAATGTTAATTAATAATGAATTTGTATTTTTACCAATTCCTAGAAATGCATCAACATCAATATATAAATCATTAAATGTTTGGAATATTCCAATTGATTTTGGACCCGAACGTGCTAATATTGAATTAAAAAATAATAGTCAAAATAAACATTATCATTTTAGTTATAGTGAACTTATAAATTTTTTTCCAAATAAACCTTTTATTGCAATATATAGAGAACCAACTGATAGGTTCATTTCAGCAATATATTATTTTTTTGATAATATTTTTAATGAAAAATCTTTACAATTAAAATATAATTTTTTAAAATTTAATACTGAAGATTTTATTTATTTTTTTAAAGATTTTATGATAGAATTAAATAATTATACAAAAGAAAAAAAAATTATTTCAGTAAATCCTTTTTTTAACAAATATTTTATAAATTCCGAATTTGATATTAATCAACATATTAAATTAAAATCATTTATGGGTGTATTTTTATCACAATATTATTATGGCATAGAACATTGTGATGAAATAATACCTATGGAAAATATAAAAATATTAGAACAAAAAATACAAATAATAAAACCAAATTTTAATTTTATTAAAATAAATGAAAAAAATTTAAAATTAAATTTGAATATTAAAAAAACAGAAAAACTACAAGAATTCGTTTATGAATTTATTGATAAACCTTTTTTTAATATTCAAAAAACAGAAAAAACTTTTATATAATGGATTTTAATTTTAAATATCATGGTAAATGTTCTATTCACAATTTATTAAATAATATATCTAAAATAAATTGGAATAAATATACTTTTAGACAAGAAAGTTACAAAGTGCATAATGAAACATTAACGGTACCACTTATATGGGATGAAGAAAAACAGATTATTAAATATTGGGAAGATTATAAAATATTTGAAAATGATTTGATTAATATTAGTCAAATTTTAAATGAAAAATTGGGAAATGGTTCAATAGAAACTGCACTTTTAATAAATCTTCCAAAAAATAAAAAAATTGATGAACATACTGATATTAGTAAATATTTTATAGAAAGAAATAGATTGCATATACCAATTATTACCAATGATAAATGTATTTTTGATGTTAATGGAGAAAAAATAAATATGAAGCAAGGTGAAATTTGGGAAATTAATAATCATGAAAAACCCCACTCAGTAATTAATGATGGAGATACAGATAGAATTCATCTTTTAATTGATTGGGCAACTGAAAAATAATTTTATTTAATGTTAATAAATAAAGAATAATGAAAAAAGTCATATTTGAAAATACTTATGGTTATGAAAATTTTATAACCGAAGATGAAAGATTGGAACTAGAATACTGGGCATTAAATATGAAAAATAATATGAATCGGGCCAACCCAGTTAATGGTGAAAATGACCAAAAAGATGAATATTTAATTAGACATTTTGCAAAACTATCAGCATTTTCAAATATTCCAAACCTGTTTGAAAGACTTAAGAAAAAGATTATTGAAATTGAAAATATTAAAAACTATTTAGCTGCACCCATAAATGGTGATTGGTTGGGTATTTTGGGTGAAAATTCATATGTTGAACCACATAAAGATGACAACCTAAATAGTGAGTATTATACAAGAAGATACAACTTATTGGTTTCAACTGCAATATCTGGTGGTAAACCAATTTATGGTGGTAAATTGATTCCAATTAAAGATAAAATGCTATGGAGATGTGATGCAGGTTTAATCACCCATTCATCAGAAAAAGTGATTGGAGATAAATTACGGATAAATTTATCATTCGGATTTTCAATCCCTATCAAATCAGATACAGAAAAAAATCACAAAAAAATTATTAAAAATCTAATATAATGATATATTTTATACCTAATATTCTTTCGGAAGAAGAATGTAAGTTTTTAACCAATCAATTTGATTTGGAAAAATCTAGTAAAAATTCTAAAGATAATGTTGAAATTAATATGGGTGTATATGGTTTCAGGCCTTCACATCAATTTAATGTCTATTTAGATAAATTAAAACCAAAAGTATTAGAAACACTAAATATTATTGACTTAACAAATGTAAACACCTTTACCAGAGAATATAAAAATCATTCAATTTTACCAAAACATGTGGATAGAACTGATATCAATATAACCATGTCCATATGTTTGGAATCTAATATAAAGAAGGAATGGCCGTTGTGGGCAGAAATTGATAATAAAAATATAAATTTTAATACAAATGTTGGTGATTGTATCATATTAATGGACTCTGATAAAATAAGTCATTGGAGAGATAGACTTATTTGTGATGAAAACGAAAGAGTGTTACAATTTTTTTTACATTGGAAAAAACTAGAAAAAAAACAAAAAACATTAATATAAAAACTTTATTATAATGAAACAATATCAATTAAATAAAGAAAATTATATTAAAGAAAGTGATTTACATATAATCCACATATATGATAGAATTTGGTCAGAATCATATAAGGATACAATTCAACTTCTTATAAATTATTTCAATGAAGAATATAATTGGAAAGATATGTTTACTTTGGATAATGCAGTAGAAAGAATTAAAGAAGGTCAAAATTTATTTTTACTTTATATTGAGAGAAGAGTAATTGGATATGTGTGGTTTAAAGAATTGAATAATGATACTTGTTTTGGATATAATTTGTATGTTACTAAAAAAATAAATAGACCAAAATATGCACCTAAGTGGTTTTATAATAAAGTGAGTGGTATTATGTTAGAAAGATATAATATTATAAATGTCGAAATTGAACATTGGAATAAAGTAGTATTTGATTTGGTTGAAAGTATTGGATATAAAGAAATATAATGCAAAACATATTGATAAATATTGGTTATGATAATATTGAAAAGCCAAATTTATATAATTACGATATTGAACCCGATTGGAATTTAGTTAGCAAAACTAATATAGCTACTTTATTTGGAAATCAATTAGGAAATTTTAAAAGCAATTTGGTAAAATATTATATAGATAATAATATTAATTTCATTTACCCCATTTTACTATTCGACAATAAACTTTTCGAAAATTACGATACGATTGATTTAGATACGGAATTAATTGAATACATTAAAAATAAAAAATGCAGAATTGTATTCGTTTATGTATTGGAAGGATATTTTAGTGATGTTGATTGGATTAATAATTTATGTCAAAAATATTCATTTAAGAAAGATGATGTGATTTTAATTACTTCAAATTTAATAGATTTTAATAATTGTAAGTTCACACTAATTCCATACAATTATTTTGGTAATCACATACAATTTTTATCAATTTCAAAACTAGATAAAATTGGATTAAAGTATTATCAAAACAATTATAATAAATTTTTAAATAATAAAAATAAATTACATTTTTTATGTTTTAATGGAATACCCCGATTAAATAGAATTTTAATGTTTGACGAATTAAATCAAAATAAAAAATTAATAGATAAATCAATTACAACATTAAGAGGAATGGATAAAAATTATTATTATGATGTACCAACTTGGGAAAATCAAAAAATAGGCGGGGGTGCAAGATTAAACATACAAGCTCATTTAGATTGTTTTGTTAATATAGTTACAGAAACATTATTTGATATAGATTCAATATTCTTATCAGAAAAAACATATAAACCAATTTATCTTTGTCAACCATTCATTATATTTGGAAATCCACACTCTTTAAAAAAATTAAAACAATTAGGTTATAAAACCTTTGATAAATGGTGGGATGAGAGTTATGACAATGAAATCGATATAAATAAAAGATTTGATAAAATAGTTAATATATTAGAACAAATTTCCGAATGGGATATGGATAAATGTTTTTCTATCAAAGAAGAAATGCAAGATATATTAATTCATAATTACAAAAATATGTTTAAAATTGATGATATATCAAATTTATTTAATATTTTAAAAACGGATAGTAATAATCAAAAATCATTAATATAATGTTAGAAAAGAAAAATTATTTATGTACTAAGCCATTTAAGGAGTTACAATTATTCACTAGGGAAAATTATGTTTGTTGTCCTGGTTGGTTAAACACACCCATTGGTAATGATGGTACAATAAAAGATATATTTTTCTCAAAAACAGCTAAGGATATAAGAAATAGTATTATTGATGGTTCATACAAATATTGTAATGAAATACAATGTCCCAGTTTATCGGAACTTAATGTAAATAAGGTACATGATTGGTTTATACCAAAAACTGATGAAAATATTGAATTATTAAAAAGTACAACAAACCCAAAAGAAATAAATTTTAACTTTGATGAAAGTTGTAATTTTAAATGTCCCTCATGTAGAAACGATTTTATTAATTATAAAGATGAAAAAAAGAATACAGTTGATAGAAAATTAAAAGAAATAGATACGGAGTTATCAAAAAATATTGAAAAAATGTATATAAGTGGAAATTCAGACCCTTTCTTTAGTGGTTCTTTTAGGAAGTTTTTATTAAATTTTGATAATAAAAAATATCCTAAATTAGAAAATTTGCATATACATACAAATGCTTCATTATGGAATGAAAAATTATGGAAAAAATTAAATAAAGTTAGTCCATTTATAAAAACTTGTGAAATTAGTATTGACGCGGGTACCAAGGCCACATATGAAAATAAAACAAGATTGGGTGGTGATTGGGATGTATTAATGGATAATTTGGATTTCATTTCTAATATTAAAACAATACGACATATATCATTTTCGTTTGTAGTACAAGATACAAATTATACGGAAATGTGTGAATTTTATAAAATAATAAAAGAAAAAGTTAAACATAGAAAACCTGAAACTTGGTGTTGTTATTTTTTAGCAATATTAAATTGGGGAACATATACCGAAGGTGAATTTGCTTTAAAAGATGTAAGTAATCAAATACATCCAGAACATTCCTATTTTTTAAAAGAATTAAATAAAGTATATTACCAACCAAATGTCTATACAAATATGAATCATTTTTTTAATTAAAAAAATCATTAATATAGTTTGGTAATATCAAATATTTGTCGTATATTAGAGTATTATAAACAATTAAACTCTAAACAATGAAACAAAAGACAGAACAAGAATTGAAAGTAAATTATGACCGATTTATAGGCATAATTAAGAAGTATTTTAAAGGTGAAAGATTGGAGAAATTACTCCATATGTATTCCGAAGAAGAATTGGGTCTTAATCTTACACTATCCGCCGCATCTGGCTCAAAACACTATCATAACGCATATATAGGTGGGTATATAGACCACATCTTTAATGTATGTAAGAACGCTCTTAAAATGAGAGACCTGTTCGTAATGCAAGGTGGAGAGATTGATTTTACTGAAGAAGAGTTGATATTTAGTTGTCTACATCACGACTTAGGAAAGTTGGGTGTTAAGGGTGAATTACATTATTTACCAAATCAAGAGGAGTGGTCTCAAAAGAAATACGGAACTTTATTTGTTCGTAATGAGAATATCCCATATATGACCCTAACCGATAGAACTTTCTTTACCCTGAACCACTATGGTATTCAGTATAATGAGAAAGAGTATTTTGCAATCAAACTTACTGATGGTATGTATGATGAAGATAATCAAAAGTATTTAGCAGGTCACGATTTAAAGAAACAATTGGTTTATAAGTTACAATTTATTATGCATTGGGCAGACCACATGTCTACAATCATTGAAAGACAAGATAACGTAATTTAATGTCAAAATGTCAAAAGTAGTCCTTTGGTATAGTATTTGGACTATATAAGATATTATTAACTAAAAAACATTTATATTATGTACATGATTGATTACAGTAAATTGTTCGATGAATTTTTTCCAATTGAACAACCAAAAGAAAGAACAACTTATGTTCAAAACAAATTTGCAGTAGACATTAAAGATGAATCTGCATCAATTGCACTATCAGTATTAGGCCACAATCCTGATGATATTGAAATCAACTGCTTTGAGGACAAGATTGAAATCAAAGCCAAAAAAACACAAGAGGACAAAGAAAATCCTTTCAATCAATTAATTTCAGACATTGAAGAAAGAGTTACCGTAGGTAAAAACTTCGATGGCAGAAAGGCAAAAGCTGAAATTAAAAATGGTATTCTCTTAATTACTATTGAAAGAAAAGAAGAGTCCAAACCAAAAAAATTAACCCCAAAATTAGGTTAATTCAGTTATTTTTTGTATATTGAAAAGGTAGGAGATTAAACACTTCTACCTTTTTTATTATAAACAAATATTTATTACTATGATATACAACGAAAAAATACAAATATTATTAGAATCTTTAGACGGAAAGTTGAGGATTTTACAAAACGGAATTACTGGTGCACAATCAATGACACCATCAGTCGCTCATACTACTTTAGAGGATGCAAGAAAGATAGTAGAGCGTGTTGCCGAATTAACAAGAATAAATAGATAAATGAATTGGCTTAAATATTTAGTCGGATTTTCTGCACTAATTATTGCCGGATGTGCAGCTTACTTCTCCGTAACCGGATTAGGTGTACTATTTAGTGGGGCCTCAACCGCAGTAATGGTAATGGCCGGCGCATTGGAGTTTGCTAAATTAGTAGCAGCAACCTATCTTAAACAAATGTGGGATGAAATTAAGGGATTTAATAAGTGGTATTTAGTTTCTGCAGTTGCATTACTTATGTTAATCACATCAGCCGGCATCTTTGGTTACCTATCTAATGCTTTTCAGGCACAATCACTCAAACTACAACAGGTAGATAGGGAAATTATGGTACACTCTACTAAAATTGACCAAAATACTATTCAAATTACGCAACTATCGACACAAATTAGTGAGTTTAACAAAAATCAAGGTAAAATCATTGATGGTGGTAAGGTAAATTCTCGTCTTTTACGCTCAATAGACAATAGAGACAAAGAAATTGCTAAAATTAACAAAAAAATTAGTGATTTACAAGACCAAAACGCTAAAGAGAACGAAAAAATCAATGAAATTAAGACTTATAACATAGATTTGGAAAAAGAGGTGGGTGGTTTTAGGTTTGTAGCAGAAGCATTCGGTATAGAATTGAAAAATGTAGTGAAATTCTTCATATTTTTGATTGTAATCGTATTTGACCCATTAGCAGTAGCTCTAATTATTGCATTCAATGGTTTAATCGATGTTAAAAAGAAAAAAAGAGAAGATATTTTAGGTGAAATGATTGAAAATAATCAAAAAATGGGGTTATATGAGGTTTACGGAGATGATATTATTAACGAAAACAAAGAAAATGAGATTAACGAGAAAAAAGAAGATACAAATGTTGAATCTACTGATGTTGTGGTTGATGATACACCTACTTCTGAAAATGTAGAAGAAACACTTCCAGATTTAAAATGGGAAGAGTATATGCATCCAGAATTTCCTTGGAATAAAAGAAATTTATGGATAAATAACCCAAAGGCCGTTAATTATTGGTTATCAACTAAGGGTGGCAATGTTAGGGAGTTATCTAGACTAAGAAGTGAAGACGAAAATATTAAAACTTATTAATATTTGTTAAATGAAATATGAAACATTAATATGGTCAGGATGTTCACACTCGTACCCAACAGGATTTTATCACGAACAATATTCTAAAGATATAGATTTAAATACTGAACCAGTAAAGTGGATAACTCCATCATATGCGGATGAATTTCCAAACATACATACGGTTAAAGATGCACAAGAAGCTACAATTCAAAAAGCACATCCACATTTGATAGGTAAAGCTTTGGGATTTAAAAATATTCATAATTTATCTTTACCTGGAACAGGAATAGAAGCACAATTGAGAAAAGTATCATCTTTTATCATAGAAAAAGAAGATAAAATTGATTTTTCAAAATGTCTTTTTATTTATCAAATACCTGCACTCAGTAGAATCGATTTATTAAAAAATATACAACCAAATGATGGATTTAATTTTTATAATTCATCAATGAGAGAAGAAAAATTAGGACATGAGTTTATAATAAATCATTATGATTTTGATTATTATGTTGCAAAGTATTTAATGTATTTATATGAATATAAAGGATTTTTACAATCAAAAAGTATAACTTTTTTACCATTTGAAAATATGGAAGAAGATGAATTTGAATCGAAAATATCAAATGTATATCCATATGAAAAAGATGAGTCAATTATTATAAACACATTAAATAATAGAAGTAATTGGACAACCGAATTTGCAAAGTTTCCAAAAAGAAGTGATTTAGTAAAAAAAATAGGAATATGGGCATGGGGAGAACCGGGATTTTCAGGTGAAATACCAACATTTAAATCGGAGGGGATTTGTAACGATTCACACTATTCATTAAAAGGACATGCTATTTTTGCTGAAAAATTTATACCAAAATTAAAAAGTAAATTAAATATTTTGTAAATTCAAATTATTTTCGTATATTAGAAATACGAAATTATAATTTATGAAAAAATATGCATTATTTATTGGAAGATGGCAAACGTGGCATAAAGGTCATGAGTGGTTAATAAATCAACAATTAGAAAAGGGAAAGAATTGTTGGGTAGCAATTAGAGATGTTCAAATAGATGAGAACAATCCTAAATCAGCACAGGACGTTTTAAAAGAATTACAACAAGAACCATTTTTTACAAACAATTGGGATAAGATTATGATATCAATAATTCCAGATATTGAAAGTATAAACTATGGTAGAGGTGTGGGTTATGATGTAATATATCACGAACCACCAAAAGAAATCGAACAAATTAGTGGAACTGCCATTAGAAAAAAATACATAGACTCCAATGGAGATGTGATTGTTTACAACATAGATAACGAAGATGTTAGTAGAGCGTAAAAGACACATTGCAAAAACCATATCATATCGTATTTTAAGTACCATAATTGGTTTCTTATTAATGTGGTTGATAAGTGGTGATATTAAAGTTGGAGCGGCATTTGGAGTAGCAGAATTGATTTATAAACCCATTCAATACTATATTCACGAAAGAATTTGGTATAAATGGATTAAATACGGATTAAAAAAATAAAATATGAAATTAATAGTTGACAAAGGTTCTAATGGACTAACAACAAAAGAGTTTACGGAGTATCTTAAAACTCCTGTATTAAAATCAGAAATAACACAACAAGAATCGGATGAATTAAGATTACAACTAAGTGAAGCTTTGGTAAAACACCCAGGATTAGGAATTTCTGCAACACAAATTGGAATTAAGAAAAGAGTTTGTTTAATTCAGTTTGGTGACGAAGAATTATTTTTAGTAAATCCAATAATTAAAGAAAAATCAAAAGAAGGTTTTTTATTCTTTGAAGGATGTTTATCAATCCCATCAACTGTTGAAAAACCTGTTAGAACTATTAGAGCTTGTAAAATTGTTGTAGATACCGATAACTTAGGTGAGTTAACATTTGAAATTAATCCTGATGGAGATAAACAAAATGAATCAATTTCAAAAGAAACTATGATGACCGTAATTGTTCAGCATGAGATAGACCATTTAGATGGATTTACAATTAAAGATAGAGTTTATAATACACAAGTTGTCAAAAGACAAACATATGGTAGAAACGATAAAATTGTAATGAAATCCAAAGAAGGTGAAATGGTTGAAATTAAATTCAAAAATGCAAACAAATATTTTTTACAAGGATACGAAATCGTTTAATTATGTTATACACAATAATATCAATATTATCAGTATTAG